TGGTAGTTCATGGTAGTATCGTTCAAAGATTGAACACTCTCCGCAAACAAGCCCACAAAGACTATGAGATAAGCCGGAATAAAATACTTAAACTCCTGGATAATATGCTTGACAGTGATGTGATAACAGTAACAGAGACGGAGTTAAAGGAACTGCCGAAGTCGATACGCCTGTGTGTTAAGGAGATAGACTACAAGAAGAAAGACGGCAAGGTGGTGTCGGCGAAACTTAAGCTATACAACAAGCAAAAGGCGATGGATATAGTGAATAGGATGCAAGGGTATTATGAGCCGGAGAAACTTGAGGTTCGGACGTTCGAGCACCACAAGACGCAAAAAGACAAATACACAGATGGGGATTAAGTATAAGAAGTTCATAGAGGAAAACCTCAAGATAGTGGATAAGAATATGAACACTGTGCCGTTTATTCTCAACAAACCCCAGCAGAGGATATACAACGATATGGAGGGAATGGATATTGTGTTGAAGGCCAGGCAGGAGGGGTTCAGCAGTCTGTTTAACGCAATGTTCCTTACAGATTTCATTTTAATACAGAACAGTTATTCGGTGATAGTGTGTGACATAGACGATAATGCCCGGTTAATGCTGGAACGGATAAAGATGTTTTTAGATTTCTACGAGGAGATAAACAACTTTAAATTAAAGTTAAGATACAAGAGCAAAACAGAGTTATATTATCCGTATATGAACTCCCGGATACACATAGGGACAGCGAGGGCGACAGAGTTTGGGAGGAGCAGGACAATAAAAAATTTACATCTATCCGAGGCTGCCTTTTACCCGAACATATCACAGATACTTGCTGGAGCAGGGCAGGCGGTTGTAGACGGGGGCCGGATAATAATAGAGACAACGGCAAACGGGTTCAATGAGTTCAAAGATTTCTGGGAACAGTCTAAGAGAGACGAGACGGGATTTAAACCGCATTTCTTTTCGGCTGATGATTTTTATGACGAGGAATTTCTCAAGAAGAAGGAAAAGCAGTTGGGGCGGTTGTATACCCAGGAATATCCCAGCGCTGATATGGAGGCCTTTGTCGCCAGCGGACAATGTTATTTCGACACGGACACGCTTAAAAAATACTACGACGAGGCACTTATGCCGGGGAAGTTTGTTAGCGAGGCTTTGGTTTAATGGGTTTTAAAGAAATTACAAACCCGAAGATTGGGGGTAATTCTCAGTCGTGACGCATTTTTCAAAAAAAGGGTCAAAATAATGGATATTTGGAGGCAATACAGAGATATAGACCCCGGAGAGCAGTTTGTGGTAGGTTGTGACCCTGGAACAGGGGAGAGAAACTATTCCTGTGCTCAGTTTCTGTCCAGGACACGGCTGGACGTGCCTATTGTGTATCACACGAAAGAAATGGCAGTACAGATGACAAACGATATTCAGCCTGTGCTGGAAAAGATATTTGACGTAACGAAATATAAGGCTATGGTAGCGTACGAGAGGGGAAACGGGGGAATGTTTGAGATGGGCCGCCTTGCCGGGCTTAACAGGGAAGGGAAGTATGATATATTTGAAATGCCGATGCTGGGCAAGAGAGAAGAATCAGACACCAAAAAGCTGGGTTGGGAGACCAGTTCGGCAACTCGTCCCAAAATGCTGGCAGACTTAAAGGACGCAATAGACGGACAGTTGTTTAATGTTTATGATAAGCCCACAATAGAGGAGATGTTTAGTTTTATCATCACGCAGAGGGGGCAGTTATACAAGGCGAAAGCGGAGAAAGGGGCATTAGATGATACGGTAATGGCGTTGGCTATCGCGTGGCAGCTGCATATTCTTTTGCCTATGCAAACGCAGAACCCGGCGACGGGCACACAGTTTCAGCGACGCAGGAAAACAGCGAGGACATAATGAGTAAAACAAAAGCAATTAAAGTAATGACGGTTTATGTAACAGAAGAGGGCAATGTTCTTGTAAAGGCGAACCGGAAGGATTTACCGCAGGAGACGAGGCATTTCTGCTCATTCCTGGCGAGTATGCTGGACGCAGTACGAGAGGCGTACGGAGAATCAAGGATAGTGAAGCCGGAATAATGCCTATTTATCCCTATGTCTGTAAGTGCGGAAACAAGTTTGAGGTAACGCTTTCTGTCGAAGAGTACGAGAACTTTAAGGTGGGCAGGTGTGATAAATGCGACGGCAAGATGAAACGGAGTTATGAGGGGGTGAAGACGTCGTTTTTCTGTGGGAGAACCATCGAACCCCACGAATGGAATTATAATAAAAAGACGGGGGAGTTTGAGGACGGGCATAAAAAGACGTTGAGAAAACAAAAAGAGGGAATAGACATTGAGTCTGTTTAAGCGACTATTTAAGAAAGAGGAGAAGGTTGACGCTCCGCCGCCAGAAGTCCATATTCCTGAAAAGTGTAAGGGGTGTGAGGGATTAGTTGTAGTGCGAAGCGAAGCTAAATGCAACGGGGGAAACAGGAAGAGAAGAAGACGGTTATACAACTGTCGTGTAAAAGTAAAACGTAATTAATAGACGATAACTTGACAAACCGTGCTAAATATGTTATACTTTTAACATAAGAGAGTAGCGGCGGTACCCGAAAGAGGCTTCCCCTACTCTAACAACTGAATATAAGCGGAAATATTATCAACCCGACTAACATCAATAAACTGGTGTGGTTGGGTTTTTTTATTATGAGCGAAAGGTTACCTTGGTATATACTAATGGGAATATCAGCGTTTACTATAATAGTGACGCTGGTGTTGCTTATGTCGTAAAAGGAGAANGATGTCTAAGAAAAGCAGAATGAATGCGACAGACCTACAGAAGAAATCAAACCGCAAGAAAACTACCACAGACACAAAAAAGATTAATCCCCGGACGGTCAGTCCTTACAAGAAACGAGTCAACCTCAAGCCTGAGATAGCTGACAAATTAATTAAAAAGATAAAGTTTGAGGCTGACCGCATAGAAAAAGAGTTAAGGAGAGCTACTCCCGGACTTCACGAAAGCGACGCTGTAAGATACAGGCAGAAGAAGGCGGACAAGGTTTACAAGCAGAAGGTGGATTATACGGAGTGGCCGTTTCAGGACGCTTCAAACATACCCGGCATAATAATTACCTCATCGGTTGACTCACTGCGGGGGAGTGTGTCCAGGGCGTTAAAAGTTGACCCGCTGGTAATGCCTGTGGGAGAGTTGGACAGGGAAGTTGCGATACAGAAACAGAAGCACGTTGAGGAAGAAGTACGGACACGGATACCCAACGCACTGGAAATGATTAAGGCGGCGGTTCACGATGGGCTTTTAAGGGGTGTAGGATTCAATAAGAGGTACGAAGTCATTGAGGTTAAGGGTAAGAGACGCAACAAGAAATACAAGGGACAGAAAGGACTTAAAGACTTCCTTAAAGACTACGATTCAGAAGACCACCCGGACATAGTTTTCAGACTGACTGAGGGGGAGGAGATAACTCTTCGGGAAATAGAGGAGTCTGAGAACAAGGTTCAGAAGGTTGAGTATGTAAACCCTGAGAATATGCTTGTGGGCTGTGATGTAGTGGACATAAACGATGCTGATTTTGTGGGAGAGAAGACGACATACACTCCTGAGCAGATAATTGAAGAAGATTTTGACAACATAGAGGATTTATTCAGCGGTGATTTAGAGGATATAGAGTTAGAAGACGAGGAAATAGATGTTATTCACTGCGAGATAATGTTTGATTACAAGGGGGACGGTAAACGTCGCAAAATGTTATGTTCTTTAGCGACAGAGAAAGACGTTTTACTATTAACCGAGGAGCACCCCAACGATAACGGGCATTCCATATACATACCTTACTTTTCCACGCAATACGCAGGCAACTTCTGGCGGGACGGGTTTTACGACAAGCTAAAGGCGGTTCATCAGACGCATAAAGAGATAATAGACATAGTTTTAAACAGTTCTTATGTTTCAATGGTGCCGACGTTCAAGGCTAAAAACAAGGGCACGTTTGACCCGTCAATACAGAATTGGTATCCGGGTGCGGTGTGGTGGCTGGACAACTTAGACGATGTAGTTCCAATGCCTGTTGACAGTCCTCAGTTGGGGTTTGACAGGTGGGCAGACAAGATACAGCAGTTTGGGTATGAGTTAAGCGGTCAGTCTCCTTACACGCAGGGGTCTCCGGTTCACGCAGGCGAAAGCGGGGAAAAGGTTAAGACTCTACTTGCGGCTGGGGGAATTAGGACAGAAGAGGTCATTGAAAACATAAACAAGGGATTAAACGAGCTATATTTCCAGATACTGGAAGCGGCAAAACACGGCAACTTTACCGAGAAGTTAATAATAGACGATGAAGAAAAGTTAGTAAGTCCTGAGATATTTGAGGAAGGGAACCATAAGTATTTAAGTTCTCTTGACATAGCTTCGGTGAACCCCGATATGATACTACAAAGGACAATGCTTGTAATGGAACACGCAGCGAACAACCCGATAATGCAGCAGTCTTTGAACCCTGAGAAAATGTCGGAGATAGCCAAGGAGTTTTTCCGGTCGGTAGGGTTTGGGTGGGAAGACAAGGCTGATGAGTTAGTTATGACTCCCAAAGAAATGAGGGAACGTGAAATGCAGATGAGGATTGAAATGCAGCAGAGGCAACAGGAGCAGGCAATGGCCCAGCAGGCCGAGCAGTTAGCCGAAGGGTTAGACGAGGAAGATTTAAGAGATGTACAGCAGAGGGTTCAGCAACAGGGGGCTCAGCCTCCTCCGGGGGTAATATGAGTAGAAACGCCGACCCGGTAGAGAGGCTTGAACGCAGAGGGCAGCAGGAAGCGTTTAAGAGACAACAGAATTTTCAGATATTACGGATAGCCGAAAACATAGAACGAGACAGCCAGACAGACGGATTTAAGGAAGTATTTCATATTTTATCGCAATGGTTAGAGAACAAGAAAGAGCAGTACGGGTTAATAAAAGACGCTCCGATACGTGAAATACTAAAAGACAGAGATGTTTATTTATTAAAGAGAGCTACCCTGGAGGCGGAGATAGAGCAGTTAAAGGCTATATTGAAGTTACCTGGGGATTACAAGGCTCAAGCAGAAAAGATTAGGAAAAGCCCCGATAAGAGCAAATATCGGGGGAAAGAGATAAAGAAGTAACCCCGATTACGGTTCGGCAGTCCGCTAACTGCCTGCACGGGGAAGGAGAAAAAGATGGCTAAATTGACAACTGAAGAATGGAAAGACCTGACAGAGGAGCAGCAGACAGAACTTCTTGAAGACAGCCCGGAAACCGTTCCTGATTCGGCTAAATCAGAGCAAGACGAGGGCGGCGAAGAGAAGACATCCGATGATGAGGGCAACGAGCCTGGAGAGACTGACGAAGACACGGTAGTTTACAAAGGCAAGGAGATTCCCTTAAAGAACCTCATCGGAGAGCACGTAAGGAAGGCACTCAAGGATAAAGACAAGGACGTTGAGGAATACAAGGAACTTGTCAACACGCTTACGAAGCAGATGACTGCACAACCTCAAGTACAGGATAAAGGCAAGTACTGGGAAGAGACAGCGGAGAAACTCGCTAACGAGCTGATACAGCTTGAAGAAAATGATATGGGTGAGATGACACCCAAAGTCAACAAAGAGGCGATAATGGAGCTGTTTCGCAACCAGGCTACGCTTGTTGAGGACATCAGGGCAGTTGATAAGCAACGAACTGGTGAAATCAAGACCGCTCTTCGGAAGTTAAAGAAAGGTGAGAAAGAAGTCATCGGGGATATTGTAGAGAGTGAACTTGAAAAATATCCTTTAGGAAGGCCAATAGGTAAGGACGAGATAGACCGCACTATCGCATACGCCAGGGGGTTGAAGCAGGACAGAATCCTTGAAAAGATGAAAGAGGATATGGAAGCCAACCTGGGGCGAAAGAAGAAAAAGATAGAGGGCGAAGTTGTAGATGATGATTCGTTCGTACCGAGTGGCGGAAAGAAATCGTCTTCGGGGAGCATAAGAGCTACCGGGAGGCAGATAAAACTCGCAAAAGAAAGAGGAATACCTGTTGAAAAGCAGGTTGAGATAGATGAGAAAATAGAAAAGAAAAAGAAAAAGGAGAATAAATAATGTCGAGAAAAACATANGGGTACGCAAGAGGCCCTATAACTGGCGACTATTATGAAGTAGCTAACGCCGACGAACAGTATTTTATCGCTGGCGGGAGTGCTGTTAAACTTGACTCTGACGGAAAAGTGGAACTGTGTATCGATTCAGATGATGATATATGGGGTTTTGCTTTAGCACCGCAGTCGGTTGCAGCCGGAAGTTCAGTAACCACATACTACAACACAGTATCAGGAGACAAGCTGTATGTGTTGACTTCTAACGACGCTGTTGTGAGTATGCCTTCTGACCAAAACTTCACACAGAATATGATAAGCAAACGTTGTGATGTAACCAATGGCAACAAAACTACGATTCAGACAGTTGACACGTCGGACAGCACATCAGGCATATTGCAGATAGTCGGTGGAATAGTAGGGGAGAAGGTTGTTTTCGTTAAAATGCACGATGGTGTAAGGTCAACGGAATCCAGCTAATACTGATAGAGATAGAAAAGGAGAATAAATAATGTCCCAACTTAAAAGACAGGATATGATAGAGGGAATGAAGGCAAACGCCTATGAATACTATCTTGATGCAAAAGAGTATTCGCCGGAGCCTTCTGTGTATGACAAGATTGCTGAGGTAAGAAACAGCTCTAAGGCATACGAACAGGCCACAAGCGTTGTGGAAGACACTGACCCCGAGGAAAGAGCAGAGGGTCAGGCTATGGAGCCGATTAAGCCCATAGAAGGGTTTACCACATACGCAAAGATGAGAAACTACTACAAGATGATAGAAGTTACTCGTGAGACTGCGGAAGACCACCAGAAGTTCAAAAGTTTTATGCAGAACATTACTTCCGGGTGGGCTAATGCTATGATACGAGGAAAGAACAAACTGCTTCTGAAGCATTTCAACGAAGGCGGAAAGACTTCTGGAAACTCTGTTTTTAATCAGAGTATAACAGGTGTTCTTACCGACCCTTCCGGTGACTTGCTTTATGACGGCAAACCTCTGTTCAACCTTAGTGGAAACAANAGAAATTCCAAAGGTGGCGGAGAGTATTACAACGCCATAGCTTCTGCACTCACAGCAGAGAACTTCGAGACTCTCTGGAACTTAATGACGGTTACTAACGCCAAGAATGAAGACGACAGCGAAATAGAGATTCGCCCGAACCTTCTTCTGGTAAACGGAGCACTCAATTTCACCGCAAGGAGAATACTTGAGTCAACTCTTATACCGGGCGTTGCCAACAACGACAAGAACGTTCTTGAGGGAATCGTTGACCTTCTGGCGACTAACTATTTCACCGAGTCAACAGGCTGGGTGTTAATGGAAGCCAAGAAAGGGATACAGTTCTACGAAAGAGAAACCGAAGTCATCGATGTATGGTACGACCACAAGCACAAACTCTATATGAGTTCTATTGAACATCGTATAGGTGTTATGCTGAGAAACTTTAGATTCTTCGCAGGGTCTAATATTTCTACATCGTAAGTATAATTGAGGACGGGCGGGGCATTGTGCCCCGTCCATACTCACAATGAAAGGCACAGTAATAGAATACGAATGTGAAATTTGCGGTCAGCACGGGAACAGTCCCCACTGGCACAAAGGTCGTGCTTTATGTAAGTTCCACTCAGACACCCTTAAAGACAAGGATAAAACAAGGGAACAGCGTCGTTTGCATAAAGAGTTTAAGAAGCAGATGGCGAGGTTTGAAAAGAGGAGATAAAATATGTATACGACATCAGACAAGAAAGAACAGCGGGTATTAGATGATTCCGGCATAGGACTTGTTGGAATAAAGAGGGGTAAGAGAATATTAGGTGCCCCGAAATCAGAAGCCTATGAAATGTTTTTAACTTATGACTGCACTCAGGAACAGGCTGAGGAGATTATAGGTGGGAAACCCGTTAAAGAAGAAAGCGAACTTGTTGAAGAAGACGATATATGTACTGGAGTTACTAAGGCAGGCGACAGGTGTAAACGCAAAGCGACACACGGGAAATACTGTGCGGCACATAAACAAGGAGAATAAAAAATGAAGAAAATAATTATAATGGTATTCATAGGGTTGTTTGCCGTTTCTGTAGGATATGCTCAGTATGGAACTGCGAAGTTTGATAGCGGAGTTGAGATTACAGGAGCGTTACAGGTTGACGGAGCTTCTACTCTTACAGGAGAAGTAACGGCTACCGGGGGCGTTAAAGGAAATGTATCCAACGCGTCAAGCGTATCGTTTAGCGTTACCACAGACACAAACACGACCCCTTCGTCTGCCGGTCAGATTGTACTTGACTCTAACTACAACCTGTTTATTTCAACGGCATCAGGTGGGAGTTGGTATAAAATTACCAGAAGCACAAACGCCGGAACATTAGGACAGTAACAGATAATCCCCCGTCTGGGGGAAGGAGAGATAATATGAAAAACATATTGATAGGAATTATTGTCCTTACTGTTACCGGAGTGCTTTACGCTGAGCCATCAGGAAAGACGTCTATAATGCCCTACCAGGACGTTGTAGAGCTTGGAAGAAACGAGGCTTCTATAAGTGAGGTTTCCGTAAGCACTTTAACGGCGTCACTTGGGGAAATCGTATCGTCAAGGCCTACAAGGGGATATTTGGATATAGTCAACACTTCAGGTAACACCGTAAGTATAGGGGTAACTACTTCCACGCAGACAGCGGGATTATTCGACCTTGCTAATACTAAGGCACTTTCAGATGTGTTTCCTGGGCTAACAAGGTACACAGGGGCGATATATGGAAAAGCGGACTCAACGCAGGCGGTTAAGGTTTTTGAGTTATACTAATGAAACGTTTATTTGTTATATTAGTGTTGCTCTCAGTTCCTTTAACTGCTGCCAACGCTCTTAATAGGGGAGAAATAAGAGAAGAAGTACGTCTTGCTATAAACGACACAGGGCCTTCTGACAGTTATCGTTATTCAGACGCAGAGTTAAACCGTCGCATAAACATAATACAAAGAGATATAGCGTACAAAACAGACTGTATGCAGTATCGGTATTTTATAGACGTAACTACTGATACAGGAACGTATTATATAGACAGCGACGACAATGCTTTTCCGATGAAGGTAATGCGAGTATATTACCAGGACAGCAACGGCAACTACTATCCTTTAACCTACACTACACGGGAACGGTTATCAGAGGAGTTATGGGCATACGAGTCGGCTTCAAGCGGCAGACCTTTAGAGTTTTACCTATTCAACTATTCAACTACAAGCAAATCCGGCGTTGGGATAGGCGTTTGGCCTGCTCCCGATGAAGAAAAGACGGGTGCTTTAAGGGTAGATGTATCTGCTCTGCCTTCTGATATGGAATCTGACAGCGACATACCCTTCAACGGACACGACGGGCTTTATGGAATCCACAACACGATAGTATATGGGGTAGTTAAGATTACGGATAGGCAAGTTGGCGGAGCATACAGGGAAATATACAACAACAATATAGCTTATATGAAAGAGAATTTAAAAGATATACCAGCACGGTCTGGCCCGGTGAGACCAAGGCGATAAGGAGGTCGTATGTTAAGCAAAGAATATCAACGAATCCTTGACTTGCTGGGTGAAAGGCAGACCCGAGAAATGGGTCGCACGAGGGAAGAACGCCTTGCCCCGGTATATGAAAGGGTAGGATTGAGGTCACCTCAAGTTGCACAAACGCAAAGAGAAGACGTATCTGATATGGTAAACAGGTTAAGCGACGCAGAGGTAGACCTTATGTTAAGGCAGGTTCAGCGTGGTGAATCATTAGAGGACATAGAAACACAGCGTCAGCATCAGGTAGGAATGCACGGCAGGCAAACTATGGCTCAAATGAGACATTTAGGTGCTCAGCACGAACACGCAGAATCTATGCAGGAGAGACAGTTTGAGGAACAGCGGAGATTAATAGAAGACCAGAGGAAATACCAGGAAAAACAACGTGAGCAACAGGAAAAAGAACAACGAAAGAGTATGCTTACTAACTTGCTTGTTTCTACCGGACTTGGAATAGCTACAGGCGGGATAGGTGCAGCGACAGGACTCTTAACAGGTGCAGGTGGAGCGGCTATGAGTGCCGGACAGGGTGCTTTAATGGGAGGCCTTATGGGTGGAGGTACCACAGGCCAAATGGTAGGATATGGGATGACAGCCCCACGGATGCCACAACAGCAACAGGATTTCTCCCACGTATCCCCTTATTTAGCGG